TGCCTGTTATCTCTGTTACGCCTGTGGTGAAGTCGGCTGATGTAGATATTTGAAGGGTTTGGCTGGTTACACTCGGAAAGGTGCTTTTCGTCCATGCTAAATCTATTTCTGTTGATGATGGAGTGGCAGTTAGGTTGGTTGGGGCTTGCGATATAGTGGATATGCTCACCACATTACTCACGCCATCGCCACCGAAGTTTCTGGCGATCACACGGTACTCATAAAGATTATTCGCCTCAGCAAAAAGGTCTTCGTAGGTGGTATCGTTCGCCGCTATTTCGTCCAGCGTGATCCAAAAGGTCTCACCCTCCTTCCTGCGCTGCACGATGAATACATCCTCGTTATCAGAGTTGTCTTCCCAGTTGAGTGTTATTGGTACAGTGATCATGATAGCTCAGCGGTTAAGGTTGGACTAGTGGGTACGGGTGATGCTTCTTTGAATACCCCTACAAATGAAATATTAGCGGTGACATTGCCACTAGTCACCACATGCTCGGTGATCTGCGCTCCCTGATCCACAAAGAGCGTCCCGATCACTTCGGCGTTCGCTTTGACTTGGCGCAGCCCTGCAAGGGTCAGCAGTCTGTAAAATGCTTTTAAATTGGTGTTAAAATCCGTCATATCATCAGCCTGTATCATGCCTCTAAACTCCATATTATTCTTCCCATGCTTCGCCACTTGGTAGCCCTCGTATTGGTAGCTGGTGAAGCGTTGGTCTTTCATCTGCGCCAGCCCATAGAGCTGCTTGAATGTAAGCGCAGTGATGCCATACTCGCTCAGTAGTGCGTCATCCAGTCTGTCTATTTGTAGCATCGTGCTCATGATAGTACAGCAGTTAAGTTAGTAGGCGCAGCAGGCGGATCTATAAACTGTGGCTTTGGCTCACGAAATTTAATCTCCAGCTCATAGATGGTCTGTGCCACCAGATCGGCTTTCACGCCATCCTTGCAGTACACATCATAGTCGCCAAAGGCAGTACCAAGTACTACCAGATCATTGAACTTCTCTACGAACCTTTTAAAGCCTTTTAAAAGAGCATATAAATCCTCAAAAGTATCAGCTATCAAGACTCCATGCAGCACTATATCCCTTCCTCCAAATCGTATATCCTCAGCATCTACATACGGCTCTACACCATGCTCGTCACCCCAACTGTGGAAGGTCTTACCCATGCGAGTAGGCATATCCCAAGCTCCAGACAGGGCTATATTGCTGCCAGACGCTCTACCCGGTATGAAGCCGTAGGTACTCAGTGCTATATCGTTCAGTGTGTAGCTCAATTTCCTCTGTCGTATCCGTTGCTATTAGGTTTTGTATTGCGAGTGATCGTCTGTAGGTGACCCACAGCTATACTCAACTGCATCACCGTGTCACTCGTATTCTTTTCTATGGCTGCATTGCTGGCCATCAGGTTCATAGTAGCAGCCAAGGCTCGCTGATCGCTCTCGTATTGCATATTGGCTACATCGAATGTCCGCTTCTGGAGGTCAAACTGTGCGCGAAACAAGCCCGTAAGCTCCGAAGCTGTCTGCTCCGTCAGTTCCCTTCTTATAGCTCCCGTGAGTCCGCTTTGTGAGCCATCTGGCGCAAAGAGATCAAAACCCTGAGCTTCGCCTGCGTCCTGAGCATCGGCGAGGGCTTGCTCCCATTCTTCGCCTAGTCCCTGCATCTCTGCAAAGAACCTCCCAAAGTCATCCAGCCAGTTATTGTCTCCGCCTCCTAGTATATCAGCACTCGCCTTTAGCTCTGCGTCCAGTTCATCAAATGCCTGAGCGAAGATCCTGTTGAAGATGAGTTTGCTGAGCGCATCGTCCAGCACAGCATTGAGCGTGTCGCCCATTGCCGCAGCGGCATCTTCTCCACTCTTGAAAGCCTCTACCAGTGCGTCCCTGAGTTGATTGCCCGTGTCGCCCACTAGGTCGCCTATTACTTGGTTGAGCTGATCTTGCGCTTCTTCATAGGCACTCACCATGTCTAGCACATTCTGCACCATCAGCTTGCTTTCTTCACTCAGCAGTCCTGCTGAAATTAGGCTTTCGGCCAGTTCCGCATTGAATGACGCTACGCCAGTCACCATCGGGTCGATCAGCTCTGGATATTCCTTGAGCAGATCGCCGAAGACATCATCTTTTTTAGTGCCAGCAAAGAGTCCTACCAGTCCGCCTACCAGTCCTCCGACTATTGCGCCAACTGCTGTACCTATTACGGGTACTATCGAGCCAACTGCCGCACCCGCAGCAGCTCCGCCACTCGCAGCAGCTCCCACATTGCCCCAGTCGATGGCATTACGTTGGCCAGTCTTTACCTGAGCATTGTCAAGAGCAGCAAGTGCCTCTCGGTAATTATCGCTAGCATCTGCCATCGCAGCAAAGGCATCGACCATCCGCCCTTCATAGTCCGTCAGGAAGATGTTCTCAGCTAGTTCGCTCTGGAGTCTGATCTGCTCATTCAGGCTGAGGTTGTAGTCTTGCTGTAGCTGTATCATGCTGAGGTAGTACTGCTCCTCGGCTTCTTTTCTGGCACGAGTTGCCGAGGCTACCACATTGATCAGCTTCACCAGTCCATTGATGCCAGCAGTGATCACTTCCATATCTGTGCTAGAGCTATCGAAAACCGTCATGATGTCTCGCATGCCTCCAGCTATACCAGATAGTGCAGCTCCTGCCTGAGACAGTCCGCCATTGCCAGTGCTTTCGCCAAGATTTCTCAGGCTTTCGCCCAGTCCGCCAAGTGCCTCGGAGAGCAGCAATATCTTCTCGATATTGGTCTCCTCCATGTACCGTTCTATATCGGCAATCTCTTGTAAGATTCTCGCCTTGGCCTCTTCGCTCATCTCTTGGGTTTCGATGAGTTTTTTGGCATTGGCGATGATCCGCTCTGCACTTTCTTTAGTCAGGTCTATGGTGGTATCGAACAGCTCTTTGTAAGATGCCATCTTCGCCACATTGGCATCATCGATCGCATCCAGTTCTTCTCTGTGCTGCTCATCCAATACTTGAGCGGCTTTCATCTTCCCACTGTTCACCAGATTGGCTCTGGTCTCGGCGTAGGTCGCTATGATGTCCTGCCGCTTTTGCTCATAGTTTCTTAGGCCATTTAGCAAGTCCTTCCACTCAGACTCCTGCCTGTCCATCTCTGCCTTGGCGGCTTTGGTGTCCTCGGCAAATTTCTGATTCAACTGCGACTGCCTCAATTTGGCTCTGGCCTTGGCGGCTTTGGTGGCCTCGGCAAATTTCTTATTTAACTGCGACTGCCTCAAGTTGGCTCTGGCACTGTCGGCCACTGAGTTAAAGTCTCCAGCGGAGATCAGCGCACCAGCGTTCTTAGGATCTGCATTGAATCGGTCTATCAGCTCCTTCATGCGGCGCAGCTTGTCTTCTAGGGCTTGCACTTCCGCCTCGTCGCTTTCCAGCTTCTTGCGGGCATACTCACGGTCGAGGGCTACCAGCCTGTCTAGTAGCGACTGCCGTGCCGAGGTAGCGGACTGGTCATCTTCATCTGCCGCATTATTCGCAAACAAGTTGAACTGATTGGCCTTGGCTAGTTCCGCAGCTTTCTTGAGCAATGCTTGGTAGACAGAATTGCCAGAGTCGGCCAGCTCTTTTTGGCGAGCGGCTAGGTCTAGCAGCTCTTGCTCCATGTCTTCTATTTCCTTTTTCTGGGATATTTGGGCGAACTTGTTGGGACTAATCCCTCCCGGAGTAGATGACTGCACCTGCCCAGTCTTCTGAGCTTCCTCTCTCAGCTCCGCTAATCTCGCTTGCTTGGCAGTGATCTCATCGTCTATGTTGACGGCTTCTTTGGCCGCTTCGGCTATGAGCTTACTACTCTCCGCCATAGATGCCGTAGCAGCAGCCTTGTAGAGCATCATCTGTATGTAAGCGTCGGCATTGTCTATGAGGAACTGCTCGGCATCCGCCATATCCGTGATAGCGCCAGTAGTCTTCCCAATGGTCTTATTATACTCTGTGACTACCACATCGGCATCTATGAGGCCGTCTTTGGCTAGTGCTATTTGCGCCCGCAGTTCACCCACTTCCGTGACTGCCTTGGTGTAGTTGGTCGCTTCAAAGGCTTTATTCAAAGCCTCCTGACTCATCTTGAGTTCGTCAAGGACTTTCTTACCCTTAAATATTCGAGTGAAAAACTCACCTATCTCACGTCCGTAAACCGTAGTGAGTGTGATTCCAATAGTCAGTAGGGTTTGCCAGCCGAGCAGGGCTTTGCTGAGCGTTTTCCAAATAGGAATGCCCTTCTGCCCACTCGCCACCATCTCCTGATTTCGCAGCTTTAGCTTTTGGATCTCATCGGCCAGTATAGGTATGTTATTGGAGAGACCAAGGAAACCGACCTGAGCCGATACGGCAAAGTTGGGAAGCTCACGGCTGATCTGGTTCACCGAGTTGCCGAAGCTATCGAAGTAGCGTTTGGAGGCTACCAGTCTGGTATTCTGCGCTAGCTGAGCACGGGACGTATTGGCTACAGCAGCGGCGTATTCATTGACCTCCTTTACAGATTGATCGTAGACACGCTTCACCGTCTCGCCTACTTTCTTAGCGGAGGTCTGAGCGGTCGCATCAGTCCCCGTGATGTCCTTGCGGATCTGAGCAGCTCTGAATTTTACATCAGGGCTGTTGAGGATGAAGTCTACATTAATTGGATCAAACTGCTGTGGCATTATCCTTTAATCATGCGTGATAGTTCCCTGCCACTCACTTTGCGTGGCATATTGGCTTTTTTCTTGTACTTGAAGTTTGGTCGGTCTGCCATCATCATCAGTAGATTGACACGGCGTACTTTCCATAGTAGGGTGTGCCAGCTCCAGCCTGTTTCTTTCACTAGCTGGTAGAGCATTCCCCACGGGCTATGCATCCCTGTGGATGTTAACTCCCGCTTTTCGTTTGCCCCAGATTGGTCGCTATCCTCGGACTGGTCATCTTCATCTGCCGCACCGATCTGGTAGTATTCATAAAATCCGCTGTGCCTCCATATAGTAGGATCATCAGGGCTATGTCGCAGAGCTGCTTTGGAGTACAGTGCCAGCGCATGTACCACGCCAGTGGCCTGGTGAGTAGTCGCCCACTCCAGTAGCCATTGAGCCAAGCGCAGGCTACCGCCTTGCTGATCGCTCGTCCATGTGCTGCCATGATCCCGACTGCCTGCTCAAAGCTGATGTCCTGTAGCTGCTCATCGGTGATGCCAGTACCCAGATAGTAGGCACTCACGCGCATCATCGTCCCTTCGTAGGGTGAGCGCACTGTGAGGCTTACCGTTTTTTTGATCCCAAGCCATCTAAGCAGACGAGGCGCACGCATTTGCATACGTGCGCCTCTGTCTAGTAGATGCTCTGCGGCGAGCTGTTCTATATTCCGCTCGCTCATTTAGGTGACATTAGTCGCCACATTGTCAGTGACCGTCACTGTTGGCACATCCGTCCCTTTGTTCGGCTTGAGGCCTACAGCTTTCACGATGATCATGCCTTTGCCTCGGCGCGTCAGCGTAAAGTCTGGACGGGCGTAGATCTTCGCTCTGTTGAACGTGATAATCGTGCCGTCATCAGTCGTGATCTGTAGTGACTTTTCGATATTGGCTGGCTCTATAGGCGCACTCCACACATCGGCTGAGTCTACCACGTCAGTAGCTGTGCCACCACACCACGCTACGATAGTATCGGCAGCCATATCCAGTAGGTTGAACTCTACCATCTGCTTGCCTCTACGTACCTCTCGGCTGTCTATGGGATCATTAGAGAACTCACTCATGATCTCATTGATCTCAGACTCATCCTGGGTGAATTTCCCAGAGTCCACTTCTACTTCGCCTACATCTGCTAGGCCAGTAGGTAGGCCGTCAGTGCCTATTGTGCCTGCTTGTATGGAGGCAATTCCGATTGATACTAGTGTCATTATTCTGCTGGTTTAGTGTTGATAAATATTACTTGAGCGGCTTCCAGGAGCGCATCTTTCTTCGCCTCCTTGTCAAACTCCGCTTCGTGATCGGTGAGGTACTTCACCAGGTCTGCCTTAGTGATCTCCTTCTCTGATCGGGCTATGTCCCAAGCCTCGTCTGCCTCTTCGCCTTTCACTGCGAGGTAAAACTCCTGAGCATCGGCAGATGCTGAGGTACTCGAAGCGTTCTTTGCCTCGTCCAGTGCCTCGTCCGCTGCGATTGCTCGGCGGTTGTAGGGCTTCACCACATTGTCGCCGATCTTCTGAGCATGTCCGTCAGCAGCATTCCTTTTCAGAAATAGCTTACCGTCAGTAGTGGCGAATACTTGATCTTCCTTGGGTGCGGAGTTGAAGAACTCCTTTACTTTTTGTTCTATGGTCTTATCCACGGTTATACTGTTTTAGTTGAAAATGATTTTGACCAACTCCTGCCAGTCAGCATAGCCGTAGATGAGCATCCCCACTATGAGTGCCACGAAGAGTGACAGCTTGAGCCAGTTGATGTCTCTCCACTTGCCATTGGCAAAGTCCTCCAGCGTGAGCTTCTTGTCACGGTTGGTGTCCAGTGCATCTATGACCTGAGCCCGGATTTGAGCCTTGGAGGTGCTCTTACCAAATAGCTTGATAAGTGCCCCGAATATTTTGTTACCTACTTTTTGGTTTTTCATAATCCTCTTAATGATTATTTTAATCAATCTTTTTACTCCAAATGATGCCAACAACCGACCGATAAAGGCGATCACACGGCGATACTTCTGTAGCCAAGTACCCGACTGATCGGGTAGGCCGCTACGCTGACCATGTTGCTCTGATTGCCTCCGAGTACATAGACATGATCCTTATCGTGGTTCACGTAGAATCCTACGTGTCCCTTCCAGCTCTGTGGCGACTCTCTCCAGAGGATCACTAGGTCACCGAGTACTGGGTTTTCAGTCTTTGCTCCATATTCCAGATATGATCGGGCATTTAGCTTGCCGCTAGATTCCAGACATATGCAAGCGAGACACCAGCCGACAAAGGCTGCACACCAAGCCGTCTCATCCTTCATCAGCGCTCCGTCAAATCCTAGCTCATCAAAGTACTTGGTGATCTCTGGATTGTCCGCTACGCCACGCACTTCCATCAGTCCGTATTGGCTGAATGCTGCGTCTAGTAGTTGCTGTCTGAGTGAGCTCATAGTGATGTTAGCTTTTTGGTTTGATCGTCTTCGTACTTTTTCAATCTGCTGGTTAGCCTGGTGATCTGCTTTCTGAGTCCGTCCAGCTCTTCTTCCAGCTCATTGATCTTGGTAGTGAGCGAGTTATTGCCCGCTTCCAATCTCTTATTGATACCTCTCAGCTTCTCTACCTCGGCTGCCTGCTCTTGGTTATTATCCTTGCTGATCTGGATCTGCTCATTGAGCGACTTGATCAATCCCTGATAAGTGCGGGCTAGCAAGTCTGCTGCCTGCGCTTCATTGTTCTTTACCTCACTTTTTCTCAGTCGCTTATGAGTAAATACCGTGATGATACTGCTCACTAGTCCTGTGCCTATCAAGGCAATTACAATCTCTATGTAATTCACTGGCTATGGTTAAGCGGCTAGAGCGGCTGCCGCCATGCGAAACGGCAGCCTGATTCTAGCGCGGGTCTAAACGGGGGGTTATGAGTTTATATATTCGCTTGTCTTAGCAAGAGTATTCCTTCGTACTTCTCACGTCGGGCTCTTGAGCCTGATCGAGAGATGAACGAGTAGATGTCTCCGTAGAATGTCGGGTCGCCGATGTTCTCAAATGCTTCTACTCCAGCCCATGCAAACTCCACGGCCTCACTGTACCACGCAATAGCTGCGGCATTGTCAGTAGTCGCGCTCACTTCGCCATATGACTTGAGTACGCCTGCATTGTCAGTGCGTAGCACTGAGCTTCTGCTCATGATGTTGAAGCCCTGAGCTTTGAGCATGATGCCTTGTCTGCGCTCATCTTCTGAGACCATCTGCATTGCAGTGGCTACCCATACCTGATCCGCAGGGAATAACTCTACGAACATATTGGCTGGCAACATCAAATTCATCTTGCCTGGCTTCCATCTGTTCTCCGCGATAAACCTTGCTTTCAATCGCTGCAAATCGAGGATTGTAGATTTCTTACGATTGCCAGTAGCTCCTTCTGCATCGGCATTGTCTGTGCCATCAACTCCCGTGGTAGCTAAGATCCTGCTAGCAGGCAATCCTGTAGCTACATAAGAACCATAAGCTCCTGAGCTTACCCAGTTATCTAGCGTGGCCTCTGCGATAAACTCTACCAATGAGTCCTGATCTTCACTCAAGACCGATTGCATTTTATCGTAACTCAGCTCCTTAGTGTCTGCGTTAGGGATCAGTACAGGATCAGTAGTGTATTCGTCTATGAGATAGATCACGTCTGTGTCTTTTCTCACTCGGATATTAGCGGGTAGCTGCTTTCTGTTCTTCTCTACATTCCCAGAACCTCCAGATTGAGGGATGTGGACTACAGCATTGTTGAGTACATTGTCATCCGCGGAGTGTGAGAGCCTTAGAAATCCATTTTCTTTGAATATCTCCTCTTCGATGTGGTTTTGCCAAAACTCTTTGTTGATCGCCATGTAGGCATGTCCTTTCTGCGGATGTCTCACCAGTGAATACACACAGGTCACACTTAGCAGACCAGCGGCTACCACGTAGGGATTCACGCCGAAGGAGGTCATCGCCACCGTGCCAATGAAGAGTGCCATCAGTGTGGCAAGCAATAGGTTAAATAAATTCAGTCTCTTTTTCATTGTTTGGTTATTGAGAGGGTTTTTAAATCGGTTTTGGTGATTATGCTGCGTTCACTACTTTGGTGATACTCACTACTTCCAGCAAGCCAGTAGTAGCATTGTATGAGCAGACAATCGTGTCCACATCATTCGCCACACCAGTGATGCCCAGGTCATTGGCGGCAAAGCCTGCTCCAAGCGTCACAGCACGTCCAGTAGCGTCTTGCGCTACGCGGATGATGACAAATGCTCCGTCATGCACACCTTCCTCTATCGCGGCGGTGAGTTCGGTGGCTTGGTCTACAGCTATGTTTACCAGTATCAATGAGTTTGCGATGGGCAGCTCTATGGCTGCCGCTGCGGCAGGAGCTAGTCTGGTAGCTGCGCCGAAAGGATGTCTTATTTTTTGATCTTGTGCTCCCATGATTTTTAAAGGGTTTTAAAAGGTATTTTAAATGGTTTCTTAATGCTTAATTTTTTACTTTGGCAGCAGTGATTAGCTCACTGCTACATATTCTTTGTTCGTCCCGAACTTGGCATTGCAGATTTCATTGAAGCGGGCAGGATGCTCCTCTTTGATCTGGCCTAGCACATCTTTCTTCCTTGCTTCGTCATAGCTGAGGTTGATCAGCTCCTTCTCCGTTTCGGTGAGATTCTGATGCTCAAGCTGCTTTTGGAGGCTTGGCGATGGAGCAAGCTTACTCAGGATCTTATTCGCCTGATCGTAGGACAGACCGATCTCGTTTTCCTTCGCAGGATCTCCGATGAAGTCAGGCTTCTGATCTGCGGTGATTTTGCCATCTGCTACGGCCTTGTCTACCAGCTCTATTAGCTTGGCACGCTCTGTCTCCTTTTGGAAGGCGATCAGTGCAGCCTCAGCCGTAGCTTTGCTCTCTGTGATCTCTACGATCTTAGATGCTTGCTCCGTATTCAGATTGATGACCTGCTGGATTGCAGCAGTCACCTCGTCAGGTGTAGCTCCTTCGGATAGCTTCACCATAGGCAGAAGCAAAGCGGCGCTCAATTCAATAGTTTCCATATTGTGTTCTTTGGTTTGTGTAGGGATTTGTGATTTCAGATAGTCTTCATTGAGGTTGATCATCTCGTCAGACTCGTCATATAGCTGTACTGCAAGAGCTTCTGGGTTAGCCCCAAATAGCGTGATGGTACATTCTCTCAGTTTGGATTCTTCCAGCCATAGCTCACCGTTCTCATCCTTAGCCCACTTGAGCGGGATCAGGCCAGCAGAGGCCATGCGTATCGTGCCATTCTCTACTTTGTTGTAGATCTTCTCAGCTTCTGGGTCGGACGTGTCAAAGGCAGGGGTAAACATTAGTTTCACTCCATCTACCTGCAAGTCCACGCCATTGCCGAGTATAAAGTCTTTGCGGTGATCGTACAGCATCACAGGATTGGCATCATAGCCACGGTAGTCTATACCACTGGTGCGGACGTGGAAGCCTGCACTGTTTTTAGCTTGGCTACTGATGACAAAAGGCTTGGTTTTCTTCAAACTCATGGGACAAAGTAGCCGTGCTTTTTTGAGTGCAAAAAATGCGTTTGCGCTAAGCTGACAGCCTTTTGCGCCCATGCCGTAAGTAGATGATAGCTTAGCCCGCATGGGTTTTTTGTCGGGCTATATAAGCGGCAATTTTGGCTTGTATGGCAAAGAAAACCCCCGCAGAAAAGCGGAAACCAAAAGCGAATAGCGCGATGACCATCGCTCAGAAAAAAGAACTCGCCAAGCTGCTCTATACCGTAGAGGGCGTGACAGTCCAGAAGGAACTGTCCGAGCGATCTGGCGTGTCTCCACAGACGATCAATAAGTGGGTGAACGAGGAAGAGTGGGAGCTGGTACTGGGCAATATGATCCTCACCAAAGAGGCAGAGTATCGCCGCATGATCGGCAACATTACTTTCTTCAATGATACCATTGATAGGCAAAAGGAGGTCTACATGCGACCAGATACTGACGAGATGGACAAAGACGCTATCATCAATCGCATCACCAAGCTATCGGACTCCATCAGCAAAGTAGGCGGTGGCATCAGAGCATTCGAGACGGAGCTCAATGTGGCTGAGGCTATGGAGGTAGGCAAAGGCTTCCTGTCACAGCTCAAGAAGATCGACCTGGAGCTGGCAAAGAAAGTATCTGGCTACTATGACAACTGGGTAAAATCACTGATGTAATGGCGAAGAAGCAACTGACCAAAAGAGATCTATTCGAGTGGGATGAGTTCATAGCCAACATGAACCGCTCTGCGCCTGTCAACTATGCAGAGACTGCCGTAGAGAAAGCCAAGCGGATTGCCAAACTAGAAGACAATCCAGAGGAGTGGTTCAAGTATTATTTCAGTGCGTTCTACACGCATGAGCCTGAGCTATTTCACCGCAGGGCTACCAAGCGGGTACTTAATAATCCTGAGTGGTACGAGGTACGGGCATGGAGTAGGGAGCTGAGCAAGTCTGGCCGTACCATGATGGAAGTCCTCTACTTAGTGATGACTGGCCAGAAGCACAACATCGTACTCACTTCCAATAGCTACGACAATGCCGAGCGACTACTCAAGCCATATAAGACCATATTAGAGAAGAACGACCGACTCATCCATGACTATGGAGAGCAGCAGAGCTACGGCGATTGGTCGGACGGTGAGTTTGTCACCCGTAAGCGGGTAGCATTCCGAGCCATCGGTGCGGGACAGTCGCCACGGGGTACTCGTAATGATGCCATCAGACCAGACGTGATCCTAGTGGATGACTTTGATACGGACGAGGACTGCCGCAACCCTGACATAGTGGATAAGAAGTGGGAGTGGTTTGAGGAAGCACTATATCCGACCAGATCAGTCTCCACGCCGCTACTCATCGTATTCTGTGGCAACATCATCGCCGAGAACTGCTGCATCCTGAAAGCCAGGAAATCCGCAGATGTCTTTGAGGTGATCAACCTGATTGACAAAAAGGGAAGATCCTCTTGGCCGAGTAAGAACACGCAGGAGATGATCGCTCGGATCAGGAAGACGATCAGCTACAAGGCTTTCATGCAGGAGTATATGAACACGCCCACTACCAAGGGTAAAGTCTTCGAGCGGCTGTACTACAAGCGGATGAAAGCACTGGCGCACTATAAGTTTCTCATCGCCTACACTGATCCATCCTACAAGGCTGGCAAGAAGAATGACTTCAAGGCCACATGCCTGATGGGCAAGTGGCAGGACGAGTACCACATCATCAAGATGTACTGCGCCCAGACCACCACAGCAGAGATGATTGAATGGCAGTATAGCATTATGAAAATGGTGAACGGAGCTGTGCCTGTGTACTACATGATAGAGTGGCCAAGCATAGACGAAACCTTGAAAGTTGAGTTGAAAAAGGCTAATAAACGCCACGATATTACACTGCCATTGGTAGCAGATCTTCGCGATAAGCCAGATAAGTTCTTCCGAATAGAGAGCCTGCTAGAGCCGCTGAATAGAGGCGAGAAGCTGTGGTTCAATGAGGACATGCAGGACAGCCAGCACATGACCGATACCGAGGCACAGTTTCTAGCACTGAGTCCGACCAGTAGAGCCCACGACGATGCGCCCGATGCAGTAGAGGGCGCAGCATTTCAAATCAATCTTAAAACCATCAGCAACATTGACGACATGGAATCCTTATCAATGAGCCGATCTAACTCCAAACGAATATGAGTTTTCTACTAATAAATGATTTCAAAACACACCTCTACGCTGAGGTGACGGAAGCCATCGACCGTGACGGTGAAGGACTGCTACAGGCAGCCATCGACATAGCCGAAGATCAGGTCAAGAGCTATCTGGGTCGGTACAACATTACCAGCCTCTTCTCAGCGCTCGACACGAGCCGCAGTGAGTACCTGATGACCCTCTGCAAAGACTTCACCGTATGGCAGTATCTCACGCTATCGGATGGTAATGTGGACGCAGACTTTAGGCGCATGAGATACGAAGATGCCATGCGAGACTTGGAGCGGATAGAGGCAGGCAAGAAAGTGCCTCACGCTTGGCCGAAAGCCCCTGAACCTAAGAATGTCGGTGACTTCTACGAGGTAGGCAGCAGAACGAGACGAGACTATACAGGAATGTGATTCGTCACCCTGAGCTCGTCGAAGGGTCAAATCAACTTTTAAAAGACTTTTAAATAGCATCATAGATGGCAAAAATCAATAAGCGTAGCCCACGGGCTGCACACATCCCCAAGAAGCAGGCAGGCGGTGCGCCTACTCCGATCATCATACAGAACATCGACATTACCACGCCAGATCGTACAGCCAAGGACATACCCGACTGGACCAGAGCGATACAGTCTGCCGAATCGCTGAATCCACAGCGGCGGCTTGCGTATGACCTCTTCAAGAAAGTGGAGCTAGACCCGCAAGTGATCGCCGTGAAAGGCAAGATCCTCACTGCGGTGAAGTCTGCCAACTGGAAGTGTGTGGACAAAGACGGTGAGCCTCACGATGAGATCAATGAACTCATAGACAGCATCGGGTTTGATACCATGCTGGAGGAGATCGTGAACAGTAAGTGGTGGCACTACAGCATGGTAGAGCCGAGCTTTTACAAAAACCATGACGACACGTGGGAGATGAGCTGCTACGTTATCCCGAAGTACAACATGCGACCACTTACAGGGATGGTCGCTAAAGATGCCTATGGTGAGGGTATTATCAATATCCGCGAGGGTACTTATCCTAAGCGCATCCTAGAGGTGGGCGATCCTAATTCGCTCGGACTCCACATCTCGGCTGTGCCGTATGTGATCCTCAAAGGTGGGACTATAGGCGACTGGGCGATGTTCATCCAGACCTTTGGTGAGCCGATCATAGATGCCGTGTGGAATGGCATAGACGAAGATCAGCGTGTGAAGCTCAAGAACGCTATCACTGGCCGTGGAGCGGGTGGCGCACTCATTCGCCCAAGCGGTACGGATGTGAATCTACTGCAAGCCACTGGCGCGGCAAATGGCGATCTGCAAGACAAGTTCGTGGCGAACTGTGACAAGGCGATCAGTAAGCTCTACCTAGGCACTACCGAGACTACAGACAGCAGCAAGTCTAGCGGGTACGCTCAGTCCGAGACCCACGCAGGGCAAGATGACGAATTGAAGTTTTCCTATATCAACTTCACCCGCAAGATCCTAGACAGTCGCTTCATGCGCATACTGGTAGCAGCGGGATTTGAGGTGAGCAAGTGCCGCTTCATCGTAGAGGGTGAGGATCAGGAGCTGAAAAAAAAGGAGAGCTTTGAGATACACAAGAGTATGGCTGCTGATTTAAGCCTACCTATCGCCGATGACTTCTGGTACGAAACCTACGGAGTGCCGAAGCCTGACAACTACGACCAGCTAAAAAAGGAGATGGCTGATCGCCAAGAGCAAATAGCCAATAGCGAAAAGCCAAAAACCGATCCGCCAAAGGCTAAAAGCCAAACGCCAAAAGCCAAAACCTCGAAGAACCCAAAAACCAACAAAGATGACGAAGTAGAACTCACGGACGAGCAGCGGAGCTGGTGGCTAAAGCTTGCAGATTTTTTCGTCTCCGCCCCGACCAGCAAGGAGCTGTCGGGGCTGATCAACGAGAAGACGAAGACTTGCCAGTGTGGAGAAGCCCCCACAGTTGAGCTGAGTGAGGAGATCATAGCGAGTGATCCTGCTAGTCGGCTGATAAAAAAGGTGTGGGATGGTGAGGGTAAGCTACAGTTCGATATGGAGCTGTACTTCTACACCGCCAACGCCCTTTTAAATGGCTTTAAATCTGGCTGGGATCGACCACTCTTTCGAGAGCCTCAAGGCTCGGACGTGGATCTGATGGACGCAGGCTTTGAGTATGGCTTGAATGATCCTGCTTTGCTCACAGCATTTGAGCAGAATCTATTTCGCTTTGGTGCGGGTAAGACACTGGCTCAGGTGCAAGAGCTCAATGAACTCTTTCGCCGTGCTACAAGCTTTCGGGACTTTGAACGAATGGCAAGTACGCTGCTGGATAAGTACAACCGCACGTGGCTAGAGACGGAGTACAACACGGCTCTGCTCACGGGTGAGGCTGCGTCCACCTATCACAGACTATTGGCGAAAGCCGACATCTTCTCCCACTGGGAGTACAGAACCGTGGGAGACGAGCATGTGCGCCGTGAGCATGAGAGGCTTTACGGACTCATACTACCATTCAATGATCCGCGATGGGACAAGCTCTTTCCGCCAAATGGCTGGAACTGTAGGTGCTTCATACTGCCGAGGATGAAAGGTGAGATTGGCGCGAGCTACAATCTCAAAGAGATGCAAGCAAGAGCCGACCGCTACTTCGAGACCAACGAATACAAGCGCAGTGCCGCAATGGGCTGGGGTGTGAACCGTGGCAAGGAGGGTGAGATCTTCACCGCCAATCAGCAGTACATCACCAAGCAGCCGGGCATGGCTGCCAAGCTGATCAATAACCTGAAGCGCAGCGACTATGATCTGCCGAGCTATAGCCAAATGAAAAAGGCGGCTGATACCACCATACCAAACTATGAAGGATCGGCCAGTGAGTACTTCGATACATTGGACGTGGTGCAAGACAAGAGCCTGCTGCGGGACTATCACAGTAGACCTGTGGCAATGCCATCTGATACTTACAAGTCTCAGACAAGTGCCACAGCTAAGGTGAAGCTACTGGCTGCCATGCAGGAGACTGTGAGGCGACCAGACGAGGTGTGGATGTCTGGAGACAAAGCCCTGACTGATATGGTCTATATCAAGTACCACACAGACGGAGCGATGGTAGTGGTAGGCAATGTGTCTGCCAATGAGATCAAGATCATGGAGTGGTTCACACTGGAAGAAGTAGCCGATGTGATCCGCCAGTACCGACGAGGACTTCTGATCAAAAGCAAAGACTGATGACCAAGTACACTCAAAAAATAAACGCATTCTTCGATGACTTTGATAGCAACATGGCGCAAGCTCCAGCGATCATCTCCGAGACGGCTGTGGAGTATTACATAGAGAGCTTCCAGAAGGAAGGCTTGGATGGCAGGCCGTGGAAGCCGCTCAGTTTTAAGTATGCCGAAAGCAAGAAGTATGGACGTGGACGAATCCTCACGGCCAGAGGCAACTTGCAGCGATCCATCCGACCCACTGAGG